GAACTTCATGACATTTAGTAAATTTTTAACACATCTTCACAAACTCTTTGCAAAACGAAACCCTCTTGAGTTTCCTCTTGAGGGCTTGTCTCCTGGCTTTTGCCTGTCTGAGAGCTTGTGGTTTAAGTTTTCGTTTCTGTTCTTTTTTAGAGTGATGAATCCAGTTTGGAGTAGTCATTGTTCTGTTGGAGTACCCTGCATCATACGGCTGAAACCCTTGTCCTTGGTGAAGGATATGACGCTTTCAAATTTGTCCTCAAGTCCTCCCTTGTGTGAGATTACAAAGATGTTAGCGTTTTTAATAACAAATCTGATAATTTTTAGGAATTCTTCTGTACCAAATCCATCCAAAGAACTATCAAAGACTTCATCCATGATGAGAAGATTAGTATTGACAGAGTTCTTGAACCTAGCGACTTCTCTCCAGGTAAACAAGAGAGCTAGGTCTATTCTCATTTTCTCTCCTTCAGAAAAGGATGAGTAGGTAAAGTCTTCGTGAATCGGTGTTTCGATGGTTTCGTTGAACTCTTCATCTAACTTGAAGTTGATGTAGAAGTCCATCATTTGTAGATACTTATTAACCTGTTGGTTGATAAGAGGAAGATACTTCTTGATAATTTGAGATTTTACTCCACCGTCTTTGAGAAGACTATAAGTAAAGTCATGGTAGGAAATACTCTCCTTTACCTCAACAAGTTTTTCGTATGTATTCTGAAGACTTTCCCTAAACTCTTCTAACTTTTCATGTTCAGTATTTCGGTTCTGTAGCTGATTGGTAAGTGTTTGAATTTCATATTCAAGTTGTCTAATTTGTTTTTGGCAACTATGAATCTGACTGTTGTTAGAAGTAATGCCATTAAGTAGATTACTGATGTCTCCAGAAATAGAATTAAATTGAGACTCCCTCAACTCTTCCTCTTTAATTGCCCCGAGGAGTTGTTCATAACCCTCTTGCAACTCTTTAGCCTTATCTTGAGAAGTCCTAATTCTATTTACACGAAACGACTCCTCTATCTGTTGATCACAGGTAGGGCATACCGTATTATCGTTAAAAAATTTATGATCATTAACTAATGTTGAAATCTTTTGAGAGATCTTACCTTTGATATTTCCATATTCCTTAAGTTTCTCCCTGTGACCATCAAACTTCAGGAGACTAAACTTAAGAGTTTCAATCTCTGAGTTGAGACTACTATTTCTATTCATGTAGGAGTTCTCTTCAGCAAGAAGAGTAGAAATCTTTTCTTCCTTGTAACTAATATCTTCTTGACTCTTTGATTCCAATTGTTGGATAAACTCTTTCTGCATCTCAACCTTATCCTTAAGTGATTGCCTCTTCAACTCAAAGGTTCTTGCATTTTCTTTCAGACTACGAATCTTCTCCTTAAGAAGGACACTCATAGAGGAGAAGATCTTAATGTCCAAAAGGTCCTCTACGACCTCTCTGCGGGACCCCTGAGGGAGTTGCATAAATGGTACGAAAGAACTACTACCCAGAATAACAATCTGAGTAAATGACTTGTAATTCATCTTCAGAACATTCTGCTCCAACCATTTCTGTTGGTCAATAGAAGAATGTTGTTGATCCAAGAGTTCATCGTCTCTATAGATCTTAAAAATATTTGGTTTGATGCCCCTTACAACTCTCCAGTCTGTGGTGTTTACACGGAACTCAATATCAACCAATGTACCTTTCTCATTGGTAGTATTAATGAGCTGAGCTTTGTTGACCTTACGAAATGCTTTACCGTACAGAACAAAGGTCAAAGCATCAAGAACTGTAGATTTACCAGCTCCATTAGACCCAATGATTAGTGTTGTATTGTGTTGATCAAGATCAAGAATAGTCGGTTGTTGTCCCGTCGAAAGAAAGTTTCTCCAGGAGATCGTCTTAAAGGTAATCACTAGCGTCGTCGGGGGGAATTACAATATCATTAGGGGTGATGATCGTATATCTGTGATCATGCATTTCACAGGTCTTGATCATAATCTCTTCTTCTATTATTTCTAACACATGCATCTCAGGATAGCCAAGTTCTTCCAGTTGTAGTGCATATCGAGTAGCATCATCTTCTTCTTGGAAGATATAGAGGACTTGTTCTCCGTCTTCATCTATTACCGAATATGCTCCATCTTTTTCGTGCCCTGCAACTGTAATAATAAACATTAGATTAGTTCACATGCTTCCTGATAAACATCTCTGATTACTTTCTGAATTTTGGATTTATCTAGACTGACTTCAGATTCCTCAATATATCTATTCAAGATAGAAAGGGTATCTTCTGTCTCAATATCGACCAGAGTATCTTCATTACCATACCATCCACCAAACTCAAAGTTCTCAACAATCTTCAGATCAGCAACACCAACACTGTAGAGTTTATCAATGAACTTCTCAAACTGTTTCACATCGGTCTTCTGTTTGACCACCACCTTCACAATCTTATCTTTGTACACAGTAGCGTCAAACAATTGATAATCAGTGTCCTCATAGTAAATGTTGTGGAACAACTGATAGGGATTGTCTATGTGAAAATGTTCAAGAGTCTCTGTATCCAGGATGGTGAATCCTCTCCGATCACATACATCTGTCCAGAACATTTCGTATGGATTTCCGACGTAGAAGACCCGTCCATCATTCGATCGAGTGTGATAGTGACCGCTGAAGACTTTAGAGAACTTTGAATATAGTTCGCTCTCATGACCATGATCCATGACGATTTGTCGATTAACTCTAAATCCGTTGAGCTCAAGGTGCCCCATCGCGAACGGGCAATCTGTCTTTTTAATAAGTTGGAGAGTTTCTTTCTCATTATCCTCACAAATCCATGGAATAAACAAGACACCAAGTCCACCGATATTTACTTCGGTTGCTTTTGAATAAGGAATAACATTATCGTACTCTGTAAGTAGAAGTTCTACAGAGTTAATCTCATTACTATTCTTGTAATATGCGTCATGATTACCAACAATCAGGTGCATCTTAATTCCTGCTTCTTTGAGAGGGTCAAATACCACTCTCTTTGCCCACTGAAGAGATTTGAATTCGATACCTCTACGGCTGTCAAACGCATCCCCTAAGTGGATTACAGTATCGATACCATACTTCTTCAGATTTGGAAAAAAGACATCACGATAGAACTTTTCAAAGTAATCATGAAACAACTTGGAACCCTTACGTGCTCCGAAGTGAGTGTCAGTCAAAATAGCGACTTTCATTGATAACGGAGTTTGTTGTGAACGGCATCTTTGATGGAATTGTAGTCGCTATAGTTCCCACTGTCAAGCTCGTTTGCATCGAAGACCTCATCAAAGTTAGTCTTCTCCAGAATCTTGTTCTTGATCTCCATTTGCTTCTTCTCCTGTTGAATACGTCTCAGGAATGCATAGTAGATGATTTGAGTGAAGTAAGCAAATGGGTTCTTGGACTTCTCAGGGTTAAAGTTATGAACGTATCTTACACAGTTTTCAATGCCATCACAAATCATATCATCTTTGAACATGTAGTTCACAAAGTTAGGTTTATATGATAAATGATTTGCAATCTTCAAAAAACACTCACCAATATATCTTGGAATTTGTGGTTTTGGTTGATCATTGAGTTTTGCTCGTTCTACCTCTGCAAAGTAGTTCTCTAGAGCATTTAGAAACTCTTTGTTATTGACATAGTGTTCCGACTTCTTTGGTCTTGCCATAGTACCATAATTGTGATTGACAGCCATATAACATAGTTTTTACTGATATTATTATATCAGAATCATAAAGAGTTGACAATACCTTGAAATCCATATAGACTAGGTTTGTCCAGGATGAAAGGGAACCTTAGCTGTTATTAAAGAGTTTCTCTAAGACCTCTTTGGCTTCATGAACAGAAGATAAGTAACCCATCTTTCTATCTAGCTTGGAATAGTTCGTTTTATTAATTTTACGAACATAGTCTTGATAATATACAATCATCTCTATACTATCTGACTCAGACATTGTCATGACCTCGTCCATGTTCAAAATGAACATATCGTCACTAGATGTCTTTATCCAAGGTTCCATCTTGAAACCTTGGAACTTACCTCTGACTGTCAATTCTTCTACAATAATTGGATTAGACAGAATCAATAATGTTCTGTCATCTTCTTCACAGGGTGCTACTTTAGAAAAGATCTCTTCTCCTGACTTAAGTTTAATTGTTGCGTAAAAGTCGTCTCCTATTTCATTCATACACTACTCCTTTAGTCTTTAAGATTGATTGATATAATCTCATAATTGAATTGTTCTTGGACATATATCTTCACTCTTTCAATAAAATGATTCAAAGTATAATTTTTTCTTGAACCCATGGTTGCATCATCTGCAATGTCATAGAGTTTAGCCTTGACTTTATCTTTGCCTTTACGAAGGACTCTACCAATAGACTGTAAATTACGAATCCTAGACTTTGATGGAGAGGCAAATATTACGTTGTGAAGGTTCTTGATGTTGATGCCTGTACTGAAAGTTCCAAAGGATGCGACAATGATAGCGTCTTTTTCTTCCTCTGTAATCTTTCTGACTTCTTCTCTGTCTTCAGCATCCACACCGCCATGGATGAAGAAAACTTTTCTACCTTCTGATACTTTTTTATTTATTAGATCGTAAAGTATAGCTCCATGTGTCTCCACTCTGGTATAGAGAATAAGAGTGTTACCCTTCAGATCAACTGACAGATTAGATATAAATTTATTTCGATTTTCATGAGAGATCAGATACTTAATCTCATCCTCATATGTATCAAACTTCTGAGGACGATGTTTCAGAACCAAACATTGAATGTCAAGTTTAGCAAGGTGTCCTTCATCAATAAGTTTCTTTGTTCCTGTAACTTTATATGATGGTCCAAACAGTCCCTCTAAGACCCATTTATGGGTCTGTGTACCGTCTAAAGTACCTGTGAACCCATATCTATACTTTGCGTGATGACACTTGTCCATGATCCCTATCAGAGACTTACTCTTAAACAAGTGAGCTTCATCACCAATAATGACATCATATTCTTCAAAAAAGAGTCTATCCATTTGATAAACTGATTGCCAAGTGGTGATGGTCACCTCATTGGTATTCACTCTTTCACGACCTGCATAGATCCTATGACAGTG